GAAGGCCAGCGGCAACATGCCCGGCATGGTCGCGCGCTGGCTCGAAGCCGCGGCACATTGGGCAGGCGAGCACGCGCCGCTTCCCGAAGCGAAGGCAATCCAAGCGATGCTCCCCTACTGGCGCGCCCGGCCGTTCTATACGGCAAGCGAGCTGGCGCCGATGTTCCCGGCGCTCATGAAGGTTTTCGGCATCGCCGACAAGCAGCATGAAATGTCCGGCGCACGGCTCGGATATATGCTAGACGATGGCGGCTTGCCCAAGCTCAAGAATGCGAATGGCACGACGTTTTTTCACGACGGGATGGGCATCCTTCAGGAATATTATATCGTCGAGCGCATCCATCATTGGAGCACCCAGGTTTTCACTCAAGAGGAATTTGAAAATGTCTTATTCGATTGACGACATGGCGACGGCAGGGCTTACGTCGGCCCGCGGCGTCCGTTGGTGGGAAGAAAAGGGCTTGCTCGGCAAGGTCGAACGCACGTCCGGCGATCAGCGCCGCTATACGGAGCACCAGATTTGGCGCGCCCGGATCATCGCCGCGGCGCAATATTGCAGTTTCTCACTCGACGAAATCGGCCAGATGCTCGCGCAATATGGCACGGACGTGCATCTTGCCTTGCAAGTCAAACTTGCATCCGTCGCCAACACGGCGCTTGCGCTCGGCGAAGGGCTTCCCATGCCTATCCCGGAAACCGAAGGGCCGGACCTTCGCGCGACCGAAACGGAGTGGGACTTGTGAAAATCGAGACGGGCCGGCCGCGCGAAACCGGACACTATGTCTGCTATATGCACGGCGTCGAAGTGCCGACCGTTGTCCGCTTTTGGCTGGCAGGCGGCACCGGATGGTTGAACAACCTTCAAGAGCCTGTTGCCGGAACCGTCGCCGGCTGGATTGGCCCGCTTCCTTACAATGAAGAAAAGCAACCGGAGTATGATTTGTGACGGCCTTGCGGGTTTACAAAAATCGAGAAAATTTCATTGTCGAAGTGCCTGCCGCACGGCGCCAAGAAATAGCCGGAATGATGGCGTATCGCGGTTTGCAATATAGTATGAGCGCATCGAATAAAGAGCGCGCAATTTTATTCTCGTCCAATCCTTATTCCGTCTGCGATATTCCTGGGGCCGAAGCGGTTCCCGAGCTGGCGCCCTACATGGGCCGTATCAAAGCCAGTCGCGCGCTTGTCGGGAAAGGCACGACGCGGCTCCCGGCCGGGAAAGAGCTGTGGGATTATCAAAAGGCAACGCTCGACTATCTGTTATGGCGCGGCGGCGGTATCAACGGCGACCAGCCCGGCCTTGGCAAGACGCCGACGAGCATTGCCTTTTGCAACGAAGTCGAGGCCGTCCGGGTCTTGGTGATTGTCCCCGCGTCGATCCGCCTTCAATGGGGCGAGAAAATCCGCGAGTGGTCGACAATTCCCAAGGTCAACGCTTCCGTCATGCTGAAGGTGAAGGACGGAATTCACCCCTTCGCTCACTATCAGGTTATCAGCTACGACAGTGCGCGCAATCCGGCGATCATTCGCGCGATCAGCAAATATCAGTGGGACGTCATGATTTGCGACGAAGCCCACAAAATGAAAAATATCGAGGCGCTGACAACGCGCGCGATCATCGGCAACGGCAAGGGTGAATATTGGCACGGCGACGACAAAATGCCCGCCATCACCAACTATTGCAATTATGAGCTGTTCCTTACCGGCACGCCGCTGCTCAACCGCCCGAGCGAAGCCTTTACGCTGCTGCGGCACGTCGACCATGAAGCCATCGACTTTATCGGCTGGGAAAAATTCAAGGAAGTTTACAACAAGCAGGCTGAAATGCAGACGGTCGCGGGCAAAAAATTCAAGCTCGAAAGCACGTCGAACGAATTGGAGCTTCAAAACCGGCTGCGCGTCAATGCGATGGTGCGGCACGAGAAAAAAGACGTGCTCACCCAAATGAAGCCGCCGCGCTACAGCGTCGTCCGCATGGAAGAAAACGGGCCGGTCAAGGCCGCGCTCGACGCAGAAGGCTTGCTGGGCCTGTCCATTGAAGAAATTCAGACGACCAAGGACATAACCATTCTTGGGCATATCGCCGCCGTGCGCCGTCAAATGGGCATCGCGCTCGCGCCGCAAATCATCGACTATGCGCGCGACATTCTTGAGGGCGGCGAAGACAAGCTGGTTATCTTCGGCTGGCATATTGAAGTGCTCGACATTTTTGAAAATGAGCTGTCCAGCTTTGGCACGGTTCGCGTTGACGGCCGGAAATCGCCGACCGCACGGCAAAAAGCCGTTGACGACTTCGTTGCAAAAGACGATGTTCGGATATTCATTGGCAATATTCAGGCAGCGGGAACCGGCGTCGATGGCTTACAAACGGTGTGCTCCCATTGCTTGCTTGCCGAACCTGATTGGGTTCCGGCGCAAAACGAACAAGCCGTGTCGCGGCTCGACCGCATCGGCCAGGAGCATTTAGTCAACGCAGAAATTTTCGTGGCACCGGGGTCAATCTCGGAAAAGATTTTGGTCAAGGCACTCGAAAAGATGAACGTGATCCACCGCGTTCTAGATCAGAAGGAAGGATGAATAGCATGAAGGACATTGAAGGAATGGCGCATCTGCATGTTGCGGTTGCCAATGGCGATCAGCTTCGCGGCGTTTACGGCGTGCTCGCCAGTCGTGCGGCGCTTGCCGCTGCGCTCGCGGTGCTCGACGGCGTTTCGGCTCCTGCACCGATCAGTGCACCGAAGAAATCGGCCGACGCAGACAAGCCCGCCGCTGCTGCGGAACCGGCTGCGGCCGAAGAAGCCAGCGGCGAAGACGTCGTGCTCGACACGGACGGCCATCCGTGGTCGGCCGAGCTGCACGCCGGCACCAAGGGCCGCAATGCCGATGGCCGCTGGAAAATGAAGGTCGGCGTGAAGCGCCCCGATCCGGCGCCCGGCTATCCGCTTGCCGACGCGGGAAATGGAGCCACTGGCACGAAGGCCGCTGGGCAGGCGCCCGATGCTGGCGCCTCTGCGCCGACCGCCGATGCTGGCCCGGCGACTGACGACGAAGAAGACGAATTCGCCGCCTTCGCCACGTCGAAACCCGACACGGCGCCGGCATGGCCTCGCGCGCGTTGGGCCGATGCTGACCTGTCGGCGCTGTGCAATCAGGCAGCGCAGGCGCTCGGCGGTCCTGCCAAGGTCAAGGAAACCATTGCGGAATTCTTGCCCGAAGGCGCGACCAACCACAGCCGCAACATTCCGGCCGAAATGCGCGAGGAATTCGCCGTCAAGCTGGAAAGCGTTGCCGGCATCGAATTCGCGGGCTAACGCTCGCGTCTAAGGAAATCGCCGGGGCATCACAGGGACGCTACCCTACGGTGCTTAAACGGAGTGGTATCTACCCGGCGATTTTCTAAATTATGTCACAACCACGATGGAATTATGTCATGATCGAGCTAGAACACTCCCCGCTTGGCGGGTCCGGCGCCCATCGCTTCATGAAGTGCATCGGGTCGTTCCTCCTGCACCAGAAGCAGTTGAAGGCCGGGACATTCGAAAATATCGAAAGCGTCTATGCGAAACTCGGCACCGCCGCGCATGAAGTCGGCGCCTTGTGCCTGACGCAAGGCAAAGGGCCCTATGAATTCGTCGGCTGGAAGTGCGGACCCTTCACGGTCGCGCAGCCGGGCGACAAGAAAGAGCCCGACACAATCGACCCCGACGCGCTGGCCGTCTATGTCAATGAGTGCCGTCGCATTCGCGACCTTGACGGCGGCAAAGGCGGGTCCGAGCTGATCGAAACAACGATCAAGCTCCCCGAAATTCACCCGCTGCTCAAAGGCACGGTCGATTATGGACGTTGGTCAACAAAAATCGGAATGCACCTTCGCGACTATAAAAACGGCGAAGGCATCGGCGTGCGGGCCGTCAACAATCCACAGCTCCTTTACTACGGCTTCCTTCAGGCGTCGGTAAATCCGTGGCTGGCGTCGAGCGCACCGAAGGACTTCCCGGTTACGCTCGGCATCGTGCAGCCGAATTTCTACGGCATCTATGAAGAGCCCGACATTTGGGAAACCCGGCTGGGCTTCGTGCTCGAATGGGGCCGGGACGAGCTGGTGCCGTATATGCACGAAGCCACCAGTCGCGAAGGAATTGAGGACAGCGATTTTTGCGCCGGGGAATGGTGCCAATTCTGTCCCGTCATGCTCGAATGTCCGCGCGCGCAGGAAGCCTTTGATGCTTTCGTGCTGGGCGCCGACGATATTGTCACCCTCAACGATGGAACGGATATTATCGCCATGCTGTCGAACGAAGAATTGGACGCCTATTACGGCAAGAAAACCCTCGCCCGCCGCTTCATGAATGTGCTCGACACGACCGTGTTGGCACGCGCCATGACAGGTGAGAAATTCGACAACGCAAAGCTTGTCGAGAAAAAGGCGAACCGGCAATGGAAGCCCGGCGCGCAACAGGCGCTTCATGGCGCGTTCGGCGACAACGCTTTCACACCGAAGAAAATCAAGAGCCCGGCGCAAATCGAAAAGCTGTCGTCGCGCGGCAAAGAGCTGGCCTTGGAATATGGCTACAAGCCCGACGCGACCGGCTATTCGATTGCAGGCAATGACGATCCTCGCCAGCCTGTCGTGCCACAGACCAGCAACCAGAAGGCGTTCGCCGATTTCAAGCTGACGCCGCCCGACCTGGATTTGTGACGTGGGCGATTATGCCGACGACGCAATCTTTGCGGGCCTTGACGGTTCGTGGGGATGGGGTGGGAGAGGCCGGGGCTATAGCTTAGTCGGTCGTCGGACCAAGCGGACCAATCAGCAAGTCTTTTCGAAATTCGCCCGCACGCCGGGGAAATTCAAGACTGGCGATAGGGTCATGCTGAAGGATGGGGACCAACACGGCACGGTTATGGGCCTTCGGGGAAATCAGGTCTTTTGGCGCCCCGATGATAGACAGCGCGGCGGTGATATTTTTATTGACGCCGACAAGCTCTTGCCCGAGCTATGAAGAATTCCCCGGTGACTGCTCACCACCGATCCGGGAATATCGAAGAGCAATCGAAGGACAAGGAAAATGGCTGAAAAATTTCGCTATGTCTGTCAGCGCCCGGCGCGTCTGATTTACGCCTCCATCACGCAGAAAAGTGCGCCTCCCGGCGTGCAGGCGGAACCCAAATATAACGGCACCTTCGGGCTTGAAGAAGTCGATTACAAGGCCATCGTCGGTCTTGAAGTCGACGCGATCAAATCCGAAATGGGCGAATTCAGCGGCAAGGCCGGCGACTATTATCTTGCCTGCACCAGCGGCAAGACTGCGGCCGACCGGACGATTGCCGGCGCTGAATTCAAGGCGAAGCAGTTGGCCGCGAAGGGCCAGCATGACGAAGCCCTGAAGGTCAAGGAAAAGGCCGAAGCCCGCGCAGCCATCTTCCGGCAATATGCCGGTATCATGGTGGCATCGTCGAAATTCGAAGTCGAATGCGCCCGTCTCGACGGCGGGAAGGTTATCGACGTCGACCTGTCCACGGACGCCAATCGCGCGCTCGCGGCCAAGGAATATTTCTACCCCGGTGCCTATGTCGTTCCGTCCGTCGCTTTTCAGGGGTTCGCCCGCAAGAAAGTCGACGACCGCGACGGCGTGACCGCCTTCCTGCAAAACTGCATGTTCGTGCAGAAGGGCAAGAAAATGGGCGGGCTCGCGCCGTCCAATAAGGACGTCTTCGGCGGCTACACGGATTATGATCCGACGAGCCTTGCCCCGACCGATGGCGGGCTTGACGCGCCGGAAGCCGGGTCGGGCGGCAAGCCGCCGTTCGATGACGACCTGGACGATGATGTTCCGTTCTGATTTCGCTGGCGCGGCTCCACTGGCCGCGTAGGGAACCCCGCTGGCAGACCGGGGGCGATAAAGTCTGCCAATCAATTTGCGGGAGTGTCATCATGTTTGAATATTGGAAAAGCCCTGATTATTTGCGCCTGTCGGACAATTCCGACGAATGGAAAAAGCGCGAGTGGAGCCCGGCGAAATGAACCGGCTCTTTCTCCATACGCCGGCAACGCGGGTCATGAACAATCATGACATTTGCGTGATGATCGGGTCACGCGGGCATTCTCGCCGCGTCTATCTGTCCGAAGCTGAAGCCTCTCAACTCGCTTACAAACTCATGAGTTTAGCGGCTGGCGGCTCAACCAACGGTCGCTCTATCCAGCTCGGAAAGGATTTCGGGCAATGAACCTGGAAACCGGCACGCCATCGGCCAAGGGCCGCTATGTCGTCTATGTCCAGTGCGAGAGTGTGCAAATTCGCGGCTGGTGCGAGGCGAAGCTTGCAACATGGCTCGGCGACCGTTGGGACATTGGCGTGCCGGTGCTCTATTTCGCCGGGCCGCTGCCGACCATGACAATGCCGCCCGCCGCGAAACCGGAGTATGATTTGTGAAGTTTGTGACCTTAGATTTCGAAACCGCCAGCGAATGCGATTTGCTGAAGCGCGGCGCATGGGTCTATGCCGAAGACATTTCGACATGGATCATGCTGACCGGCTACAAAATCGAAGAGGACGGCAAGCCCAAGCGCACGGTCGTGCTCGACGAACGGGAAACCATGGCAGTCAATCCCGAGCTGCTTGCACTTTGCGAAGACCCGGACGTCATCTTTTCGGCGCACAACGCTTCGTTTGAGCAAGCTATGTGGGCCTTCCATATGGTCCCGGCCGGCTATCCTGCATTGCCGCCCGAGCGGTGGCACGACACGCTTGCGGTCGCCGCCATGAAGGGTTTGCCTATGGGGCTCGACGCGCTGACGCAGGCGCTCGACTTGCCGGTATCAAAAGACATGGACGGCCATCGGCTCATGCTGAAGCTGTGCAAGCCCGATCTAAAGGGCGGCTGGGCGCACCACACGCCGGAAAATATCGAGCGCCTGAAGACCTACAATGTCGGCGACGTGGACGCGCAATATGCCTCCTACAAGGCAACGCTGGGGCTTGGGCCGTCCGAACGGGAAACCTGGATCATCGACCAGCGTATCAATCAGCGCGGCATCAAGATTGACCGGGAATTCGTGGAAGCGTGCATGGACGTGCTCGACCAAGTGCGCGAGCCCATGACAGCGCGCTTTTGCGAGATAACCGGCGTGAAACCGACGCAGCGAGAAAAAATCCTGAATTGGGTGAACGACCAAGGCGTCAAGCTCACCGACATGAAAAAGGCCACGCTCGACGCGGTTCTTGACCCTGACGATGAATTCGACCTTGGCGATTTGCAGGAGCATTTGCCTTATCATGTCCATGAGGCGCTTACGCTGCGCCGGTCGCTGGCGTCTTCGTCGGTCGCGAAGCTTCAGCGCATGATTATGTGTGCGAACCATGACGGCCGGGTGCGCTACACGACGCAATATCACGGCGCACGCACCGGCCGGGACAGTGGGCGCCTTATCCAAATTCAGAATTATCCCCGCGGCGAAATCAGTGACCGGCAAGGACTGACGCCGGAAATTCTCGCCGACACGATTATGACGCGCGACGTTGACCAAATCCGCGAGATTTGGGGGCCGGACATTTTCACCGCCATCATTTCGTCGCTGCGGTCCTGTATCGTGCCAGAAGAAGGCAAAATCCTTGTCGCCGGAGACTTCAATCTAGTCGAGGCGAAAAATCTCCTGTCCATGGCCGGGCAGCACGACCGCACGGACCAAATCCATAGCGGCCTTGACCCTTACAATGAATTCGGCGCGCTCATGTTCAAGCGTCCGTTCGACCGCAAGGGCGCCGACGCGACGATTGGGCATGTCCCGAAGTGCGGCGTGCTCGGCTGCGGCTACGGCATCGGCTACAACGGCTTCCACAGCCGCTTCATTCCCAAGGAATCCATTCAACTCTCCATGCAGGCCGTGGACACTTACCGAAAGGAATTCGCGCCGCTTGTGCCAAAGTTTTGGTATGGTCTTTGGGAGGCCAGCGTTTCGGCCGTCTGGTGCAACGAAAATCGTTCCTATGAATTTGCCGGGATCGTCTTCCGCAAGCAGGGCGATTTTCTCACCATGCGTTTGCCGTCCGGGCGCCGCATCTGGTATCACCGCCCGCGCAAATGCAAGAATTTCAATCCGGCCACGCAGACCGAATATCCCGGCTGGACGTTCATGTCTTACCAAGGGAAGAAATTCCGCCGTCACCAAGCTTGGCACGGTCAGGTCACGGCCGATGCAATTCAGGGGCTATCGCGCGACCTTATGACGGACGCGATGAAGCGCGCCGAGCGCGAGAATTATTTCACGATTTTCAAGGTCCATGACGAATTGGTTTTCGAGGAAACCGACCGGCCCGACCTTGTGCAAGCGGTGAAGCAAATCATGGAATTTGAGCCGGATTGGGCCATTGCGTGCCGGCTGCGGATCAAGGCAAGCGTCGATAAATTCTATCGGTATCAAAAAGCATGATCGAACTTCAGCAAATAAAGCGAACCGATCCCCGGTTGCTTGTCAATATGCAAAACCACTATTCGAAGCCAAAAGGCTTTGTCGGGCGAAATATCTGCTATGCGATCATGGTCAATGAAGCCTATTTTGGTGGGATTGTTGGCGGGTCTACTCCACAGCATTTGCCGGGCCGCAAGGATTTTGCCGAGGCCCATATTCGCGAGCCTCATGGCCTAACCAATATCGTCAACAATCTCTTCTATCACGTCCAAAAGCCCTACCCATTTCGCAATTTTGTGCAGCGTGTGATCAAGGAATATCGCAGGAAAATCGAGCTTGATTGGTTCCTGAAATATGGTGATTTCGTTCTGGCGCATGAAACCCTTGTCGAAATTCCACAGGAAGGTGATCATGCACGCACAGGCGAATGCTATCGACGGGATGGCTGGATCAACGTTGCGACAACGCAAGGATATGGATGCAAGCGCACGCGCGGCGAATCTACCGACTCTTGGACGGGCCGGCGAGTGTGGGAAACCGAAGACTTGCGGCCGAAATGGGTCTTCATGAGGAAAGCAGGAAAATGAAGCGGGGCGCGCGCGGCCGGTTTGCCCCCGGCGTTCAAAATCCGATGTTCGGCGAGGCGAACGGCCAATGGCGTCCGGCTATGGAAAGGTTCGTCGAGAAGCTGGCATTTGACCCTTTTACCGGCTGCGTCATGTGGATTGGTGGCACGTCGGCCGGTGCCGGGCATGGGCCGCGCTACGGCGTCTTTTGGTTCGAAGGTGAGAAGGTCGCCGCCCATCGCTGGTCAGCCGAGCATATTCACGGTTTCGACATTGACGGCCTTCAGGTCGACCATAATTGCCCCTGCGGCCCGACGACCCTTTGCGTGGAGCATGTGAAGCCGGAAACGCTCGCCGAGAATAACCGCTTGCGCGATGCTCGGCCCGGCCGGACGCCAGCGCAGTCGAATTTGCACCGGCAATATTGGCTGCTGGTTCGCAAAGGCATATACGAGCCCGAGCCGTTGCCCGAGCGCACGCCGTCTGAAGTGCCGTTTTATTTGCCGCCCGCATGGCTGGCGCCCTATATCAAAAGGAATTATGGCGATGACTGCCCATTCTGATTTTCCAGAAATGCCGGGTTCGCCGAAAGGCATAAACCCGAATATTCAAACGCTGGTGCTTTTCTATAAACCGCCGTGCGGAAAATGGTATGTCCACAGCCATAAGACTTATCCGAGCGTCGAAGACGCATATGCAGCCGCAAAGAAATTCCTGCATCCTGATACACCTATCGCTGTGCTGCCGGTCGACGTCGATTATCTCGAAACCGTCCACAAAATCCGCATTGGAGAATTGTCGTGATCGTCGCCGGCATCGACCCCGGCAAGGCCGGCGCGCTCGCGATCCTCTTTCCTGACGGGTCGGTCGAATTCCATGACGTGCCGGTGATCGAGACGAAAACCCCGTCGCGGACCAACAAGAGCGGCTACACGGTCAAGACCGTTCCCGCGTGGACGGAATGGCAGGACGCTTGGGTCAATGCGCTGGTGCTCGCCGGGGTCGATTTGGTCATGCTTGAGCTGGTGACGGCCGGGCAGAACGGCAAGAAACAGGGCGTGCAAAGCATGTTCAACTTCGGCGGCACCTTGCGCTTCGCCCATGCGATCGCACTAAGCCCCCGGCCCCGGCCGCGCGTCGAATTCGTCACGCCTGCGGTATGGAAGCCGAAGTTTGGCTTGCTTCATGGCAGCAAGGGAGCGAGCCGCGAGAAGTGCCGCACGCTTTTCCCGACCACGGCCCCGAAACTCAAACGCGAGAAGGACGACGGCCGAGCTGAAGCGGCGCTGATCGCAGAATATGGAAGGAAGTATCTATGAACCCGGATCAAATTCTAGGCTTCATCGTCGGCATCGTTTTCGTGCTGGTCGTCATCCACATTTGGCCGGTGCCGACCTATTGCGAGGATGACGACTGCCCTTGCGAGGATTGCGACCGCTAAGGCTTACACGCTGCCCGGATCATCCCCATGACTTCGAAAATCCGAAGCACGGTCGGTTCGCTGTCGAATTTGTTGCCGGGGTCGTCAGCGCCTTCAGTCGGGGCAACTGCGGTCGGGATCGACAGGTTGAGAAGGCAAAGGCTCGTCCGGGAGGAATCGGACGCAGTTGCGGGCGGTGTCTTCGGTTGCATTGCGCACGCACTGACAGAAGCGAGCAAGACCGCGGTTATCGCGAATTTTCGTAGCTGCGTCATTGGACTTTCCAATCTGATCCAAGGTGGTTGCCTGCCCGGCCGACACGGCTTCAGCTTTTCCGGCATCGCGCGCCGTCGTGCTAATCGTCTTGACCGTGCTGTCGATATTGCCTGCGATGATCGCACCGACCGACGCGAGCGCCAGAATAATGCCGAGCCCGAGAAGCCAGCGTGGGGCGCCGAAGAGCGATTTTGCAGTGAGCCAAGTCATTCTGTGTCTCCATCCCCTATAGGCGGTGTCGCGGGCTCGACAGGTGCAATCGGCGCCGCGCCGCCTGCCTTCATCTTGCCGCCGTCGCCTGCTTCCACTTCGACGCCGCCGTATTTCGCGCGGAGATAATCGGCGCCCCACACGACCATGCCGAGAATTGCGGCGAAGCCTGCCATGATGGCATTGTTCCACCATTGCTGATTGAGCGCCATTTGCCCGAAAAGCGATTCCGTGCTTGCCGCCCGCTTGTCGACCATGAACATGAGGCCGAGATTTTGGAACGACAGGGCGATAATCCCGCCGAGCATCGCCAGCGAGAAAATCGCCCGCATTTGCACGCGCGACAAATTGACCAGCGCGCGCAGAAAATTCGCGCCGACATGGAACGGATAGCCGAGCCACCGGAAAAAAGCGCGCGCCTTGTCCATTAGAGCTTGAGCGCCTTCCGGGTCGCCGCATCGACCACGCCGGTTGCCGGCAAGCCCTTCGACGTCTGAAACGCCTTCAGGGCCGCTTCGGTCACGGCGCCAAAAATGCCGTCAAAGGAAAATAGCTTCTCCTGGACAGCTTTCACGCCGTCGCCCCGGTCGCCGCGCTTCAGGACCGTCGAGGGCGCCGGGGATGCAGCGGGAGCATTCCAGCCCTGCAATACGGCATCCTTGAGCCATTGCGGCGCGTTCACTGCCTTGCCGCCCGCTCCCCACACCGATTTGGTCCCAAAGCCAATGTGCAAGGTGCGCGGTCCCATATAGTCGGTTGCCGCGCCAATGCCGGTTGCGCCGAGCGAAGCGGCTGCGGTGACGAATTTGGCGATGATCGCGCGTTCGGCCGCAATCGTGAAATCGAGCACCTTGCCGCCTTTTTCAAGCTGAAGGTCGGCCGCGTTGCCGTTGTCGTGCCGCGTCGATCCGGTGCGCTTTCCACCCGAGCCCTTGGCCGCTTGCCCGCCCGACGTCACGCGAACAATGTCAACGCCCGCCGCGGCGCCTGCATCCTCCAAAATATCCCGGAGCTTGGTTTGGATAGGCAAATCGCGAATTTTGCCCTTGGTGGCTTCGATAACCTGGGTCATGTCATTTGTTCCCTACGGCGGCGTTGATTTTGTCGCTGACTTTCCGCAAAATCGACGCCGGATGAATGGAGATCTTCTCGAAAACATTGCGCGGCTGCGGGTCGTTCGGCATTTGCGAACGGCCTTTCTTCCGAGCGCCTGGGCCATATTTCGCGTTCCATGCACTCCATTGTGCATAGTCTTTGAACCCTTTGCTGCGTGCCATTTGATCGAGTTGTTTGCCGTTCGGTTTCATCGAAAAAATCCTGTCATTCCGGCCTTCAGTGCGGCCCATCCACCGACGATACCGCCAATAATCGGCGCTACCCATTTGATGAATTTTCCGCCCGTCTTGACCGCGTTCCACGCTTCCACCAGGTCTTTGACCTTTTCGGAATCCTTTTTCGCGTCTTCAATGTCGAGCTTCATTTGCGGCAAAGGCTCAAGCGCCTTCAGGACGTCCGCGAGCTGCCCACGAATTTCCGCAAAATGCCTGTTTCCTTCGTCGAAGCGGTCCATGATTTCTTCGTTCGTCATGCCAGCACCACATGCCAATGAGGCCCGGTCGCGTGGCCTGAAGGGTTGTTCACTTCGTCAATCGCTTCGACGATTTCATAGCCTTGGTCCTGAATTGTGGCGATGAATTCTTCAAAGGTCATGCCGGGGATCGGGCGCACGTCCACCGCGCCATCCGTCGAATTGTGATAGCTGTCGGGATTTGCCCGACCGAGCGCCGAATTGGGGTCGCGTTCATCGTCCGTCACCACGACGCCGGGGAACAGCCCTTCAATGGCCGCACGGCCATAGGGAACGCGGTTTTCGGCTTGCTCGCCCGCATAGGCGTCCCACGGTCCCGGCTCTTCGCTACCAGCGTCCGGCGCCGGGGCTTCCGAAGCGGGAGGAAGGTCGGGGGCGGACGCTACGCGGCTCTCGTCCACATTGTTGACCATTTCGCCCGCCTGACTGCCCACGGCGACCGACGCGACAATATCGCGCAGCGCACGTTGACCGCGTTCGCCGGCACTGTCGAGCATACGCAAGGCGCGGGCGATTTGTTCCGGCTCGCGCGAGAAAAGCGCGTTGACGATTTGCGTTGCTCGGCCTTCGGGAATTCCGGCGAAAACGCGCAGAAGCGTACCCACGGCTTGCGATTTCGTCCGCACAAGCGCAGTCGGCGAAAGCAGCGACATGGACATGGCAAGGTCGCCAAAATCCATATCCTGACTTTCCCCGGCCTGCGGCTGACGCAGCCGTGCGAGGCGGCGGAAGCTTTCCGACTGTGCGTCGGCCATGTCGGCAACTTCATCGCCTGCACCGGCACCAAGGTTGCCACGAATGGCATTTTGAACGCCGGGGCTTTCCGCGATTTCGTTTGCGCGGCCGATGGCCTGTCCCGGCGTGCCTTCGAAATCCCTCATGAGGCTCGCGCGCTGTCCCGCTGCCCGGCCGGCCGCACCTTCCGCGGTTTCATAGGCAGCATCGGAACGCCAGCCAGCAAGACGGCTGTCGACGGGAATGTCTTCCTGCACGCGCGTTTTCCGGCCTTCGGCTTCGGACTGCAGCCGGGTCTGGTTCGCCGTGTTGGCGGCGCGCATACGAGTTGCCGCGTCGGCAATAGCCGGCGCCTCGCGTGCTACCACGTCGTCAAGGTGTGCGATGGCCGAACGGGCGATCAAACCTTCATTGCCACCACGGTCAGCAATATCTTGAAGCGCCGCGCGCAGATTGGTGACGTTCGCCCCGGTGACGCCGTTATTGGACAGCCGCATGGTTCCGGCCGCGCGCCGGATCATCGCCGAAATATCGGGGTCGCTTTCAACTTGGACAATGCGGCCATTGACGTTTTGCGGCGCAGTCGGAACCAGCTCGTCAATCGACTGCACCACGACCGTATCGTCATGCGGACGCATGATATTGCCGTTGATGGTGTTGCGGACTTCTTCCATGCGCGTTGGGTTCGTGACCGCCTGCCGGGCAAGTGCCAGCTCTTCCGGGGTCGGCGTTGCGCCGGGCGCCCGAGATTCGGCCAGCTCCCGCGCAAGATCGCGCGCCATGAAGCGTTGCTGCGGAGCGGTGATTTCTGCTGTCCGTCCGGCCATTTCGCCGGGCATCGCACGGACGCGCTCGCGCACCAGCTCCGTCGCCCGTTCGCGCGGTCGTGCCGACATTTTCTTCAAGAGCTGCTGCACCGCCTGTCGGTCGCCATCGGGCAGGACTTCAAAAACCGTGGGCTCGCGGCCGGTGCGCTGACGAAACGCATTCATGGCGTCCGTGATTTCTTCGCGGGTCGCCGACGTAAAACGCCGCAAAATGCCAGTCGCGCCGCTGGCGCGCAGCAAATCCCGAACTGGCCGGGAAGCCCATTCAATGCCCTTGAAGCCCGCCACGGTCAGGGGCGCCGCAACAGCGCCGGTCACGGTGCCGGTCGTGACGTCGCTTCCTTCGCCAAGAGCTTGTGCGCCGCCACCGCCTGCACCGGCCGCGACAATGCGCGCCGCGTTTCCAGCTTTTTGCCCTTCCTGAAGGCGCGTCAGATTTTGGATGAAATTTCCGACTGCCTGCCCACCGGGAAGTGCCGCCACGCCGCGCCCTGCCAAATTGACTGCGCCCGCTGCCCCGGCGCTCGACGTCACTGCGCCGCCCACGCTCCCGCCGACATTGCCGACAATATTCCGGTCGCGTTGCATATCGGTGACTTGCCGCCGAACATTCAGCCGCTCGCCATAGTTTTTTGTGCCGTCCGAATCCCCTTCAAAGGCGGCAATCACACGTTCCGGCACACCGAAGAGCGTCCGGCCGAAAGCGTTGATATAGGACTGTTCCAAGCCCATTTGGTTATCCACACGCACGGTTTCGCCGGGCTTGCGTCCTTTTGCCGCCGCTTTTTCTTCAGCCGTGGCCGGACGGGTCCATGTGAAAGTGCGCTGAAACCAATTGCGGTCGTCGCCTTGGCTGCGATCCACAATTTTCATGGGTTGCGTGGATTCGTCACGGAATTTCTTACGGGCGATGGAAGCCAGCTCTTCATCCCGCGTGCGGACGGCCGGCATTCCCGCTTCCTGCCGAAGACGCTGAATGGTCGGGCTCGCATAATAGTTGGCAAGCGCCTTTTTCCGCTGTTGCGGGGTCAAGCCCTTCAGCTCGGCATTCATCACCGCGTCGGATTGCCGAAGCGCGGCCAAGCTGTCCTTCCGCTCCTGGGGCGACAGCGATTTTAGCGGCTTCGACTTATCCCATGACGATTTTTTCGCCGGGGCAGGCGCAGCGGGCTTTTTTGCCGGTGCATAGTCGTCCCAAGGTCCAGCCATTATTGCACCTTTGTCCAATTCTTCTTGTCGGCCGGATCGCCGCCATTAAAGCGGTAGCCTTGCCGCACGGTGCCGCGTGCCGGGGGTTTCGCCGTCTGTCGCGGTGCCGGGGCCCCCTGACTACGGGGTGCGGGCGCGCTGCGCGGTGCCGGGGCGGATTGCTGCTGAAAACGCAGATTTTGCCGATATTGATTGATCGCGGCCATGGCGGCTTCATAGCTGCGTGCCGAAGCAATGGATTTTTTCAGGTTTTCCATTTCCTTCGCAGCGTCCATGTTTTTGCTACCAATGGTCACGCCGGACAGCATGGGCAAAAGTGACATGACGCCTTGCGTCAACAGACCGTCGAGCCGTTCGCGCGCCGCATAGCCCTTCGGGCTGGCAAGACGTTCGACCAGCGGAATACTTTCGCGCGCCGCAACGCCGATAGTATCGCCGATGGACTGATTTTCATTCGACATGCCGCCAGATTCGTTGAGCGCCGTCACGGTTTCCTCAAGCGTGTCGAGGAAATTCATGGCGCCAGTGATCGCTTGGCCGCGCTGTGCTTGCGCCGCTTCTTCCTTGGCGCTCGCCGTGCGCTGGCCTGCTGTCGGTCGCGGATTGGCGAATTTATATTGGTCGAACCCGAATTTTTCGCGCGCCAAATCCAGTTGGGCTTGCTGATACGGGGTCAGCGCCTTGGGATCAGTCAACGACTGAAGATAGGCGGCGGCTTGTTCCGGCGTGCCTTGCTTGGTCAAAAGCGCATAAATCTGCGTTTCCTTCGCTTGCGAGCCGCCTTTGCCAACCATGGGGTCCGGGAAGAGCGCATTAAGCGTTCCTTCGGGGTCTTGGGCGAATGCCGCGCCGATTTGCTGCGTGCGCTCGGCGTCGAGCCCGAATTGCTGTGCGACAAGCGGCCAAGCGTGCGCGAGCCCTTCGGCGCCGGTCGACCCGAAAACTTGACGGAGGCCAGCGCCGACGCCTTCAAGCTGCGCGTTGCGCGCGTTCTGAAGCTCCAGGCTTCCGGCTTCAATGCCTTGGTCGCCCGACGTCACGCGCTGTTCCAAAAGACGGCGCTCAAGCGGCCGATTGTCCATGTCGAATTTTCGGTCTTCGGCCGCGTTGGACCGTGCCAAGCGGGCATCGACCCCCGGCTGAAAAAGCGGCTGCGCACCGCCCACGGTCGCGATGACGTCGGCCAATCCGCCAAGCTTGCTGACCAGCGAATTTTCGTCGCGCGTGCTGCCGAAAGCGCCGCCGATCATGTCGAGCACCGAACGCCGCATACGCGGAGCGGCGCCGGCATCGGCCGCGGTCATGCCGCGCGTTTGAACGGAGCCAAGGTCGGGGAGCTGCGTCGGGTCATTGCCCAAGCCCGACATGATGCGGCCGAAAGCATTCTGCTGCGGCTCGACGGTTCCGCCTTGCGTGGCTGCGATCAAATCGCCGAGAAAATTGGAAGGCAGGGCCATGATTACAGGGCTCCCATGTTGACAGTGCGATAGCCGGCAATCGACGGCCCGAGCGCCCACGGCCGGAACCGGGCGACTTCATGCGCCATGACGCCGACGAAGCGTTTGACGCCGCCGAGATAGCGGAAACTCCACAGCCCGAGCCCATCCGAAAGCTCGGCGATTTTCACCGCGTCTTCCTTCAGGCGCTCGTCGCTGAAAATCGAGGCAATGCCGCCGATGGTCGAAGCGATGGTGCCAGCGGTCGACGGCTTGTTGACAAGCTGCCCCGATCCGGCGTTCGCGACAATCTGTCCGGCATTCTGTCCGGCGTTCGTCAGATTGAAGAGCTGGCCGAGATAGTTGTTGAACATGCCCTGATTATACTCGCCCGCCTTGCTCAAAAGTGCGTTGGCCGTCGAGCCCGAGCGGAGAAGGCCGGAAGCCGCCCCGCCGCCGACGACACTGCGCGAGATATTGCGGAGCGCATTATCATAGCCTGCGTTCGATTTATATTGGTCCCATCCTGCGTTCGCCGCGCCGACGTCGCCGGTCCCCATGAGCAACGACCCAAGGAAATTCTGCGCGCCGACGCCCTGTTGCATGGACGGCGAATAGGTCGACGTCAGCAAGGCGTTGTTCGTGTTGGTGGCGGTCGCCTTGGTTTTGGGCTTCAGGAATGACATTTGCGGGCGCTCCATTGGTCGCGGGTCAGCTCGTAAAGATCGACGTCATCGCCGCGATAATTCAGGGATTTGAGAAAGGTCGCCCCGCACCAGCGCGCCATAAGCACAGCGTCGGGCCGAATGGTCGGGATCATGCCGAAAAGGACTTTCGCGCCTTGGTCCCGAAACATCATGTCAAAGGCGCGATTGATGCAGGCAATTGCCGCCCGGCCGCGCGACTGAAGCAGGAAATGGGCTTCAAAAATGCCATCGCTGTCACGGTCGAAAAGCACGACGTCGGCCCCTTCGACAAAGGCTGTGCTGTCGGGGTCATCGACCCAATCGGCACCACGAAGGCCGCGGTTAAGTGGGCTCTCGTCGATGGCTTTTGCGATAATGGCAGAATGTTGCATTTGCGCGCCGCCCCCTAGCGGACCTTGCCTGGGTCGACCCAAAGGCTTCCGGTGGCCGTAATCAGACAAAACGCGCAAAGGCGGGGAAGCTCGGCTTGCCTAGCTCAATCCTAGCTGTGCGTCAAGCCGGACCCCAACGAAACATGAAACCTTGCTGCCATGCCGCATTTGACGTCGTTCCGCTCGTCTGCACAATGCGCCAGTATCGGTGCGGGGTGCTGTTGACAAAGGTCCATACGTTGAGCGCAGTTGCCCCCCAAGTGATCGTGCCGCCAATGTTGAAAAACGTCACATTGTCGTCCGAATATTGAACCTGCCAAACCCCGTTTGCGCTGACGATATCCTGATAGCCCAAAACGCCGCTAATGACATAGGCCGCGCCTAGATCGAAAGTGATCGAACGCAACGATTGGCCGGTATTGAACCAATACCAATTCGCGCGGTTTGCATTTTGAATTGCAGCATTGATTGGGCCGCTTCCCAAGGTCGCCGTCGTCGATCCTGCAACCGCAAGGGGTGACGTCGCGCCAACGAACCCCCAACCCCAATAAGTGCTTGAGCCTCCCCCACCGCCCGAACCGTTTGCGGCTGCAAGAACGCGCCCGAATTCATCAACAGTAATGTTGGAATTCGTGTAGCTTCCGGCCGGGTCCGGCAAAAGCGCGTCAAGCGAAATTTTGGTCGGCGGATTAGCGAGTAGCGGACCCCCGCCCGACAACGCACCGCCTGCCCGAATTTGCGCAGCGGCAAGCTCGGCTTCGATCGCCGAAAGGAAGCCGCCGCGGTCAAGCAGATACCGCATAAAATACGCGGTCGCTTTCCCTGTCGTGGGATCAATAATGGCCTCTTGACCATCCAATTCGGGGAGAAATTGCGAGGCCACCGGGTCAATCCTCGTCAGTCGCCATATCCAGCCAATCGATACGCTGAAGCGCGCCGCGGTCCTGGACCAAGAAAAGACGGCCGGGCGCTTGGAAGCTGCCGAGCCCTGAATTCCAGTCGACGCGCGCTTGCCAGTCGCCGGGGTCGACGTTGAGCGTTTCGTGTTTATCATAGCTATGACCGTCATCGTCGCTGGTTGACAAGGTGATGGCTGTCAAGGTGACGTCGTTTGTCTCGCCGATAGCGCCCATGAGACTGACACCATAGCAGCTTTTCATGTCATAGCCCCGCATGGGAATTTGCCCTATGATTTCCCGGAGGAACGGCCGGGGTAGCAAAACGCCCGCCGAAGCGTCATCATCGACGTTACCGAGCGGATAGAGAAAATAAAGCGCGCCGTTGCTGTCGTCGCCGACGATAATATTCGAACCGTACTCGTCGGCGAATTTCCGACCGCCTAACCAATTATTACCGTAATATGCGCGCCACAACCGTTCTTCGCCCGAGCCCCATTCGTACCACTGTTGCGCCAAGACGTCATAGACGATCGTCCCGTCATTACCGAGCTTCAGCACATAGAAATCGTGCCCGTCCAGCGTGAAGGTCCATGCGCGCACTTTGGGATCATAGACGCGCCCACGCACCGCGGCGAGGACGGCCCCTTGCGCAACATCGATCCCTTGCGCGACTTGTCGATAAGCGACGCCGACGCCACCGAAAGCGGCATTGATGAAATCCGCGGGCATACCGAACGCGACCAGCGTCCCGCCGAAAGGCAGCGTGACATTTGCCGCGACCGCTTCGACCGTTACCAGCGTCCCGCCGAACGCCGCGCGGATTTCAGGCGTGAGCGCCATTTTATGTTGTCCGGTTGATTTGCATTTGCGCGGAATCAACCTCGAGCGGCGTCCAGGGGTTGCCTGTATCGGGGCTCAATTCCGAAATATCGGTGTAATAGGTTTGCGCGACCGTGATTGCGCGATCCGCGCCAAGATCGACGTCGCCCGCCGAAATCAGGCTGACTTGCAAAGTGCCGTCGCCGCCGTCCGATTTCATCGCGCGAACGATCGACATAAGGCCGCGCACGCTAGTGATATCGGGCGGCAAATTCGAAAGCTCGCACACATATGCGGCCGGGGGCGGCGTGATCGCCGTAATCAGCGACACGTCATTTTCGCCGACGTACAGCGCCGCCGCGGCCCACGCGGTATTGGCGCCGGTTTCGAAGACCGGATAAAGCGTCACGCCGTCCAGTGCCACTACGCCGAGCCGGGTCGCATCGACGCCCGACGCACCGATGAACGGATTTGCGACCACGGCCGTGCTGTAATCCGTCCCGGCGACGCCCGACGCATTGATGGCCTTAAACATATTCGCCAGCGCGTCGGCCGTCGAAGCCCCCATTGCGACCAGCCACGGGTTTGCCGACGTCCCGGCCGGGGCGCCCGCATTTACGCTGCCGTTCGTCCAGTTGTAATAGACGGTGTTGAGCCGCACCTGATTGCCATTGGAAATCACGCCGCTTGCCGTCAGTACGTTGGTCGGGACAAGATCGGCGATAAGCTGCGCACCCGAAAAAGCCGCCGACGATTTCGCCCAATTCAAGGCAACGTCAGTCGTCGGCTTCAGGCTCGTTACCAGCACCGACCCCATGAAATTATTGTTGATCGCGCCGAGCCCGTTCCACCACACGCAATCCTTGAGATAGGTTCCGGGCGGGTTATTGGTTTGTTCGAAATCGCCCGGCCCGCTTTGGCCCGGCTGAATATTGCGGCACGGCACCCCGGCGATATTCAGCACGGTTTGCCCTTCAACGCGAATTTCAACATCGCATGTTGCACCGCCGTTTTTCGTATATTTCGCTTCGATGTGCCACCAGCCGTTTGCCGTGACGCGCGGAATGAGATCGCCATACAAGGTGAAATCGGTATTTCCGCCCGACTGCCAGACGCCACAGGCAATCGACCCGTTCGACGTTACGCCGATGGTGCAAAGCCGTTC